TTATGGACGCATTATGGACATTCCTGACACCGGGTTAAGAGTCACTGCATCTTGTAAGAAATCCGGTGCAAAGTGTGCGTAGGTCATAGTTTGCTGAATGTTAGAATGACCCAGGATGCGCTGCAATGTGATTATGTTACCTCCATTCATTATAAAATGTGTGGCAAATGTATGCCTCAAAACATGCACTGCCTGTCCGTCAGGTAAATCGGGTTTTACTTCCCTGAGAGCGTTGCGCACTTTGTAGTAACTGGCATTAAAAAGCCTGCCTGAATTTTTGGTCTTGATCCGTTTAATCAGGTCCTGCGAAACGGGAATTGTCCTGCGCTTTCCGTTTTTAGTTTTCATAAACGTAACCATCTGGTTAATGATGTGTTCAGCTTTTAAATTAGACACTTCACTCCAGCGTCCACCAGTAGAAAGGCAGACCAGAGTCGCATTTAATTCATCACCATCGAGCATGGATAACAGCCGTGTAATCTCTTCACTGGACAAAAAAGCCATTTCTGTAACAGCTTCACGTAATCGCTTAACCTCACGGAACGGGTTGTGAGAATGGTATTCACCGGCGTCAATTAACTTGGTGAACATCCCGCTCATTATTGCCAGATGCCGATTTACGCTGGCTGGTTTTAGACCATCGTTCATCATTACAACGCGATAATCAGTTATCGTTTTCTTTGTTAGCTGGTCAGCTCTGGACACTCCCATTTCTGCAAATTTGGCGATTATTGTCGTCAAACGCCCCCGTTCAATATCTCCACGCTCATGTGATTTTCCGTGATATATCCACCATCTGCCTAACAACTCTGTAAGAGTTCGGCGGTCGGCTGGCTTCTCCAGCCACTCTTTGTTGTGGTAGTTAACCAGTACATGACGTTCGAATGCTTGAGCTTCACCTTTAGTTTTAAATTTCCGCCTGATACGTTTTCCATCTGCACCCTGCGGTCTGACGTCCACTTCATAACGACCATCATCGAGCTTTTTAATAGACATAAAGCCCTCCGATGACGCTGTTTACTTCTACTACTTGAAAATTAATGCAATTTTCTTTCGTACATTTACTGCATACATATGCTGAATAAATCGTCAGCCAGTCTTTTGGTCTGAGTGGTGCAAGGTTGTTGAGTCTTGCCCAATGTGCGCGAGCGCCGGGGCTATTTGTCCGCCAGCGGGATCAGTTTCATCAAACATGAACCAGTCACGGTACTTGCGAAATCTTTCAGGCTTGAAAAATTTCATGCCTGCGTCAAAAGACATCTTTACTTTTCCCTGCTCATATCCAGCATAGGTGTTGTAGTTAATTCCAGTTAATTCAGCAACTTGCTTCCTTGTCATTCTTTCTGACTCCCGAATAAGTGCGAGTTTCTCTGCTTGAGATGTGATTTGTGTATTTGACATGAATTGTCGTATCTCGTAATTTATGTTGTATGCGACACACCAGAACAACGCAGAGCGGCTTCAAATAGCTCTGGTTGAATGGCACCAAAGTTGAGGATATCAAAATGAGTATTGGATCAGAAATGAATAACGATGTTGGAGAAAAAGTATCTGATCTCACAAAAAGTAAAAAATGTGACATCAAACTTGCAGCCGCACCGTCGGATTTGCTCTCGAAAGAGGGATTTGCTCTTTACATCGGTAAGACGCCTCGTGCTGTTGCTGAAATGGCGAAAGCAGGCAAGTTACCAGCCTTTTATATGACGGACCCATTAAAGCCGGGCGGTCATGCTGAGTTATGGATTAATCGCCGTGAGTGGGACAAGTACGCAGCCCAACTAGTTGATGAAGCTCCGACAGAATGGCATGACTGGAAAAATCGCATTAGTTACAGCAAATCAAGACATGGCCGTGCGGCTTAAGGTGGAAAGGATGAACGAGCCTCGTTGTATTGCTCAGTTATTGCGTAACGAAAGCCCCAGGGCGATTGACTTCACCATTACCCACGGTAAGGGGCGTAAGGGAATCATTATCCGCACCAAAAAACAGAGTCCGTTAAAAAAGGCTCTGACCTTTCTGAAAAGCCGGAGGGTATGGAAATGACAGTGATGACGCTCAATCTCGTTGAAAAACAACCAGCAACTATGCGCCGGATAATTGGTAAGCATCTTGCCGTCCCTCGCTGGCAGGAGACATGTGATTATTATAATCAGATGATGGAGCGCGAACGGCTAACGGTTTGCTTCCATGCACAGTTAAAACAGCGTCATGCAACGATGCGTTTTGAAGAAATGAACGACGTCGAACGTGAACGGCTGGTTTGTGCAATTGATGAATTGCGTGGGGCATTCTCAAAACGCCGTCAGGTCGGTGCAAGTGAGTATGCATATATTAGCTTTTTAACTGTCAGTCAGCGCCGTACTTTATTTATGCACGCACGACTGACAGAAAAAGAATTTAATCAGCCATACTGGCGAATTAATGAAGAGTCATGTTACTGGCGTGATGCTTTATTCCGTGCATTACGTGAATTATTCAGTCTGTTTGAATATGCACCGACAATTCTGACGTCGGTAAAACCAGAGCAATATCTGCATTAAGTAATTAACCAAAGTTTTTAACGCACTTAATCGTGCGGGGCTTCTTTTTGCCTGGAGAAAGTCATGCATACAGTTTCTGAAAATCAGTGCGGTAAATACGCATTAATGCTGCAACAGGCCAGAACCGAAGCACAGGCCGATGCAGCAACGCGCTTTTCTTCTCATCTTGATGCCATGATTCGCCACATCACAAAGGCGGAGTTATCCCGCGTGGAGATAGTCGAGTTGCTCAGTCAGGAGTCTGCCAAATTCCATAATCTAGGACTCAATAAATAACAGGGAAGTTGGAGATGACAAATACAAAATGGTTCAGGAAACGCTTAACAGATTATCGGTAATGACTCCAACTTATTGATAGTGTTTTATGTTCAGATAATGCCCGATGACTTTGTCATGCAGCTCCACCGATTTTGAGAACGACAGCGACTTCCGTCCCAGCCGTGCCAGGTGCTGCCTCAGATTCAGGTTATGCCGCTCAATTCGCTGCGTATATCGCTTGCTGATTACGTGCAGCTTTCCCTTCAGGCGGGATTCATACAGCGGCCAGCCATCCGTCATCCATATCACCACGTCAAAGGGTGACAGCAGGCTCATAAGACGCCCCAGCGTCGCCATAGTGCGTTCACCGAATACGTGCGCAACAACCGTCTTCCGGAGACTGTCATACGCGTAAAACAGCCAGCGCTGGCGCGATTTAGCCCCGACATAGCCCCACTGTTCGTCCATTTCAGCGCAGACAATCACATCACTGCCCGGCTGTATGCGCGAGGTTACCGACTGCGGCCTGAGTTTTTTAAGTGACGTAAAATCGTGTTGAGGCCAACGCCCATAATGCGGGCAGTTACCCGGCATCCAACGCCATTCATGGCCATATCAATGATTTTCTGGTGCGTACCGGGTTGAGAAGCGGTGTAAGTGAACTGCAGTTGCCATGTTTTACGGCAGTGAGAGCAGAGATAGCGCTGATGTCCGGCGGTGCTTTTGCCGTTACGCACCACCCCGTCAGTAGCTGAACAGGAGGGACAGCTGATAGAAACAGAAGCCACTGGAGCACCTCAAAAACACCATCATACACTAAATCAGTAAGTTGGCAGCATCACCCAGATTATCAACTTTCATTACTTAAAAAATTAGATGACAAGACTCCACTACATCCTTCAAGCGATGTCTTCCGCTCCTGTCCTAGTCGTGTGGAAAAAGCATTTATAGCAATGGGGAAATGGGGGCTTGTGACCAAATCAAGAGAAGGTTTCTGTATTACCGATAATGGACGGGAAATGATTGATTCTGCGGAGAGGGCATATAGCGAATGAAAAATATATTGCTTAATAACTGGCTGAAGATTTCAGTCATGAAAAATGGTGATTTGTCGCTAGCTGATATTAAACGCGATAAAAACACTGGGGATATGGTGGAATCAACTATAGCCATTTATGCGGATAAATTAAATCTCCTGTCTGATGTGGTCAATTTACTTGTTAAACGCGCTGTATTTCATAAGCAAATTTCATCCGTGGATGAACTGACAAAATTAACGACAGAAATCGCCAGCTATTGCGCTGATGAATTTAAGAAGCTGAACGACAAAAGGAGCTGGTAATGCCGGACAACGTAGATTTTATTCAGGAACAACAGGCTGAATTACTGGAGCGCCAGATTAACGCGGCAAGGGTAAAACATTGCGGTGTTTCTGCGCTGGTTTGCGAAGAGTGTGACGTGCCAATACCTGCTGCCCGTCGTGCGGCTTATCCGTCAGCCACGCGTTGTGTTTCCTGTCAGTCAGTCTTTGAAGCAAAAAACAAACATTACCGGAGAACGGCATGAGTATTCGTATTGAAATTGGCGAACGTTATGTCGTTACCAGTGACAGCTTTCAGTTTATTCTCCACGAGAAAAAGAGAGCGGAAAGCGGTAAAAACGCCGGTCAGGAATGGCTGTCGGTGGTTGGTTATTACCCGAAATTAAGCCAGCTCGTTTCCGGCATGATGCATCACGATATTCTGACCGGAAGCGCAAAGTCTTTTGCTGATTTAAACGCGCAGGTTGAGCAACTCAGCAAGCGTTGTTCAGAGGCTTTTGGCTCATATGGCCGTTAAAGCCTCCGGGCGTTTTGTCCCTCCATCAGCATTTGCCGCAGGCACCGGTAAGGCGTTTACCGGTGCTTATGCATGGAACGCGCCACGCGAGGCTGTCGGGCGCGAAAGACCCCTTACACGTGACGAGATGCGTCAGGTGCAAGGTGTTTTATCCACGATTAACCGCCTGCCTTACTTTTTGCGCTCGCTGTTTACTTCACGCTATGACTACATCCGGCGCAATAAAAGCCCGGTGCACGGGTTTTATTTCCTCACATCCACTTTTCAGCGTCGTTTATGGCCGCGCATTGAGCGCGTGAATCAGCGCCATGAAATGAACACCGACGCGTCGTTACTGTTTCTGGCAGAGCGTGACCATTATGCGCGTCTGCCGGGGATGAATGACAAGGAACTGAAAAAGTTTGCCGCCCGTATCTCATCGCAGCTTTTCATGATGTATGAGGAACTCTGCGATGCATGGGTTGATGCACATGGCGAGAAAGAATCGCTGTTTACGGATGAGGCTCAGGCGCATCTGTATGGTCATGTTGCTGGCGCTGCACGAGCTTTCAATATTTCCCCTCTCTACTGGAAAAAATACCGTAAAGGACAGATGACCACGAGGCAGGCATATTCTGCCATTGCCCGTCTGTTTAACGATGAGTGGTGGACTCATCAGCTTAAAGGTCAGCGTATGCGCTGGCATGAGGCGTTACTGATTGCTGTCGGGGAGGTGAATAAAGACCGTTCTCCTTATGCCAGTAAACATGCCATTCGTGATGTGCGTGCGCGCCGCCAGGCAAATCTGGAATTTCTTAAATCGTGTGACCTTGAAAACAGGGAAACCGGCGAGCGCATCGACCTTATCAGTAAGGTGATGGGAAGTATTTCTAATCCTGAAATTCGCCGGATGGAGCTGATGAACACCATTGCCGGTATTGAGCGTTACGCCGCCGCAGAGGGTGATGTGGGGATGTTTATCACGCTGACCGCGCCGTCAAAGTATCACCCGACACGTCAGGTCGGAAAAGGCGAAAGTAAAACCGTCCAGCTAAATCACGGCTGGAACGATGAGGCATTTAATCCAAAGGATGCGCAGCGTTATCTCTGCCGCATCTGGAGCCTGATGCGCACGGCATTCAAGGATAATGATTTACAGGTCTACGGTTTGCGTGTCGTCGAGCCACACCACGACGGAACGCCGCACTGGCATATGATGCTTTTTTGTAATCCACGTCAGCGTAACCAGATTATCGAAACCATGCGTCGCTACGCGCTCAAAGAGGATGGCGACGAAAGAGGAGCCGAGCGAAACCGTTTTCAGGCGAAACACCTTAACCGGGGCGGTGCTGCGGGGTATATCGCGAAATACATTTCAAAAAATATCGACGGCTATGCACTGGATGGTCAGCTCGATAACGATACCGGCAGACCTCTGAAAGATACTGCCGCGGCTGTTACTGCATGGGCGTCAACGTGGCGCATCCCGCAATTTAAAACGGTTGGTCTGCCGACAATGGGGGCTTACCGTGAACTACGCAAATTGCCTCGTGGCGTCAGCATTGCTGATGAGTTTGACGAACGCGTCGAGGCTGCACGCGCCGCCGCAGACAGTGGTGATTTTGCGTTGTATATCAGCGCGCAGGGTGGGGCAAATGTTCCGCGCGATTGTCAGACTGTCAGGGTTGCCCGTAGCCCGTCGGATGACGTTAACGAGTACGAGGAAGAAGTCGAGAGAGTGGTCGGCATTTACGCGCCGCATCTCGGCGCGCGTCATATTCATATCACCAGAACGACGGACTGGCGCATTGTGCCGAAAGTGCCGGTCGTTGAGCCTTTGACTTTAAAAAGCGGCATCGCCGCGCCTCGGAGTCCTGTCAATAACTGTGGAAAGCTCACCGGTGGTGATACTTCGTTACCGGCTCCCACACCTTCTGAACACGCCGCAGCAGTGCTAAATCTGGTTGATGACGGTGTTATCGAATGGAACGACACGGAGGTCGTGAGGGCGCTCAGGGGGGCATTAAAACACGACCTGAGAACACCAAATCGTCAGCAAAGAAACGGAAGCCCGTTAAAACCACATGAAATTGCACCATCGGCCAGACTGACCCGATCGGAAAGAATGCAAATTACCCGTATCCGCGTTGACCTTGCTCAGAACGGTATCAGGCCGCAGCGATGGGAGCTTGAGGCGCTGGCGCGTGGCGCGACCGTAAATTATGACGGGAAAAAATTCACGTATCCGGTCGCTGATGAGTGGCCGGGATTCTCAACAGTAATGGAGTGGACATAATGGCAAAAATTCACGAGGTAAAGCTGCACGCGAAATATTTCGACCTTGTGCTGGAAGGAAAGAAACGTGCAGAGTTCCGGAAAAATGACCGTAATTATGAGCGCGGGGACACGTTGATTTTGCATGAATGGGTGCAGGGTGTGTATACGGGGCGAAAGGTTGAAGCCCGGATAACAGATGTTACTGACCTGTCAGACTGGCTGGAAGATTATGTCTTGCTAAGTATTGAGCGGCTTAATACAGGCGCATGTGAGATTGTGAACTGGAAAGAACTTAGTGAGCGTGGTCTGGTATTCAGAATTAATCATGAAATTATGCATCAGCTCGGCCTTGCTGTTATGTATGAACCAGAGACGGGGATGTCTGGCGGGGCAATGGTTGCCACGGATGGAGCATGGAACTATTCAGATGAACAGATGGAGCGTGCACAGCAAAACGGGTGGCTTGGATAATGCACAGAATACCAGGCGAGATACCGCACCATAAAACTAAAAATATCAAGCTGATGGCTATTGTTCAGCGTTTACAGAGGATTATGGTCAACGAAAATCTGACGCCGGATGAGCTGGTCGGGTGTGCCGAAATAGTACGGGATAATTACGGGCAGCTTAACTATATCGGTCAGTCCAGAGTTGCGCCACCACCACGAAGACGATAGAGAACGCCGCCAGTCGTGAAACTTGTTTTCAGGGCTGGCGGGGTTGAACAACGAGCGAAGCGAGGCGTTAGTTGACAGACATATTTTTACTGCGTTGGTGCCGGTTTTTGACGGTTGAAAGGAGTTAGGTTGGAGAGCTAACAACTTACAAATATTCAAAAGTAAGCATCCTGTTGCTAACATGAGGTCGATTTTTTATGTGGATGATGTAAAAAGGATAGCTATGGATACTATAATCGCTTTTCTATCACTCGCTTTTTTCGTTGCTTTCTTCATCGGGTTAATCAAGCCATCACTGGTGCGAATGCCAAACCGCAAACGTGCAAGTGCGGTTTATCTCGGAGGAGGTTTTGTATTGAGCATAATTGGTTCAATACTCTATCCAACAGAAAAAAGCCAGCCAGTTGCTAAAACTGAAACATCAACCGTTGCAGAACACAAAGTCCAAAAAACATTCGAATATGGTGAAAAAACACTCAAGGAATATCGGAACGAGTCAAAGAAAACACGACACGATATTGTGAATAGTTACATTGATTTTAAGGAAGTTCCAGCCACCGCGTCAGATGCGTTTTATGCCTGCATGAGTGAGTATACATTTACCAAAGATGATGAGTTGAAACTCGGTGATGTTCTTGGGTGGTGCTTTAATGATTATGAAAATGACCCGAATTCACTAAACAATAAAATCAATCTTGATACATTTCAGAGTAATTTTAGTGGTTGGGATGGTTCTTATCGTCCATTGGAAAAACTAATTAAAGATAATATGAACGATGATTCATCTTATAAACATGTGTCAACGGTATATCATCTGGTTTTGAATAAAGACCCGCATGCCATTGTGAAAACCACGTTTCGCGGAACTAATGCTTATGGAGGAGTGGTGAAACAGACGATTGCTGCGCGTGTTGATATAAAAACTGGTAAGGTGATATCAATCATAGATAATTGATATCTTACAATGCCGACGCTGAATATTTAATTGGGTGTCGGCATTTTTTTTGACTATTAGAGCGGCAGAGCCGAGATTTGTTACGTATGAGATTAGCACTGCGAGAATGTTATGAAAGTTATAAACCAACTTAAGAAGTTTGATAAGAAAAGAACGCCAGATGATGGCCGTATTAGTTTGTTATATGAAAACGCGATTAAGTATGATATGTACTCTGTATATATTAAAGATAAAAATGATACAGAATACCTCTTTGACTGTTTGGTTGATGGGAAGATAAAGGCTTTTAAATGGGATGATGAGGAACGTAGATTTCATATAAGTTCATACTTGGATATTTCTGAGCTTACGCCTGATTCTTTTTTTGGTATTTATTACTACCGTGCGCATGAGTTGCGATTTAACTCTTTAAATGATTTAACCTTTTTAAGGGAGTTGTTTTTTAGAGTGAAGTCTAATTATGAAAATATAAAGTTTAGTCGTGAAAAATATATTTATCGACAGCAAAAAAAAGAAATAACTGATGTGATGCTTGTTCTCTCAACGATTATAAGAATGTATCGTGAACGGGATGCTGAAACTGTGTTTAGTGAGTTTTCAATAATGACCGAAGTCGCTGGTAGTTTATGGGTATACCATGACGATAAAAACAGGATGCGTAAAGAGCTTCGTTTATGCCTGAATTCTCTTGTTCAGAATGGAGATCTTGTTGAAACAAGTAGTGGATTTAGGCTAACAGGAAAGGCACTGAACACAATATCTACATTCAATAAAGATGAGTTGCGGTACAGAGAGAATTTGAGCACTCAGAAGAAAATGTTTTGGGCTACTTTTTTCGCAGCAGTCGGCGGCGTAGGAAGTATGATTGCAGCTATAATAGGGCTTCTAAAATGAGCCAACAAAATCGTATGATGAAGTATTGAGTGAAAAGCATTCTTTATATGCATTATTTTGCATGCAACATATGCTATACATTTTAGCTATGAATTGTCAGACGTGGCAGTACTTCTGTATGGTAATGCAACTGCATTAAAACCGCCCCATGAAGCGGGCGGGCGAGGCGGGGAAAGCACTGCGCGCTGGCGGTGGTGCTGATTTTATTTTTTCAGCGTCTCAGCGCGTCGTGATGGCATTTAGTCGGCCTGCTGGGGCGTTGGTGTGTCTGCGGGGTGTTTTGTGCGGTGGTGAGCGTGTGAGGGCGTGATGGCGGGTTGTAAAAAAGCCGCCCGCAGGCGGCGATGTTCAGCCGTTGTCAGTGTCCAGTGAGTAGTTTTTAAAGCGGATGACCTCCTGACCGAGCCAGCCGTTTATCTCGCGGATCCTGTCCTGTAGCGGGATAAGCTCATTGCGGACAAAGACCTTTGCCACTTTCTCAATATCACCCAGCGACCCGACGTTCTCCGGCTTGCCGCCCATCAACTGAAAGGGGATGCGGTGCGCGTCCAGCAGGTCAGCGGCGCTGGCTTTTTTGATATTAAAAAAATCGTCCTTCGTCGCCACTTCACTGAGCGGGATAATTTTAATGCCGTCGGCTTTCCCCTGCGGGGCATAGAGAAACAGGTTTTTAAAGTTGTTGCGGCCTTTCGACTTCACCATGTTTTCGCGAAGCATTTCGATATCGTTGCGGTCCTGCACGGCATCGGTGACGTACATGATGTATCCGGCATGTGCGCCGTTTTCGTAATACTTGCGGCGGAACAGCGTGGCTGACTCATTCAGCCAGGCAGAGTTAAGGGCGCTGAGATATTCCGGCAGGCCGTACAGCTCCTGATTAATATCGGGCTCCAGCAGGTGAAACACGGAACCGGGCGCGAAGGCTGTCGGCTCGTTGAAGGACGGCACCCACCAGTAAACATCCTCCTCCACGCCACGGCGGGTATATTTTGCCGGTGAGGTTTCCAGTCTGATGACCTTACCGGTGGTGCTGTAACGCTTTTCCAGAAACGCATTACCGAAAACCAGAAAATCCAGCACAAAGCGGCTGAAATCCTGCTGGGAAAGCCACGGGTGCGGGATAAACGTTGAAGCCAGAATATTACGTTTGACGTAAATCGGTGAGCTGTGATGCACGGCAGCACGCAGACTTTTTGCCAGACCGGTAAAGCTGACCGGTGGCTCATACCATCTGCCGTTACTGATGCATTCGACGTAATCCAGAATGTCACGGCGGTCGAGTACCGGCACCGGTTCGCCAAAGGTGAATGCCTCCATTTTCGGGGCGCTGGCGGTCATTTTTTTTGCCGCAGGTTGCAGTGTTTTCCCTTTTTTCTTGCTCATCAGTAAAACTCCAGAATGGTGGATGTCAGCGGGGTGCTGATACCGGCGGTGAGTGGCTCATTTAACAGGGCGTGCATGGTCGCCCAGGCGAGGTCGGCGTGGCTGGCTTCCTCGCTGCGGCTGGCCTCATAAGTGGCGCTGCGTCCGCTGCTGGTCATGGTCTTGCGGATAGCCATAAACGAGCTGGTGATGTCGGTGGCGCTGACGTCATATTCCAGACAGCCACGGCGGATGACGTCTTTTGCCTTGAGCACCATTGCGGTTTTCATTTCCGGCGTGTAGCGGATATCGCGCGCGGCGGGATAGAACGAGCGCACGAGCTGGAACACGCCGACACCGAGGCCGGTGGCATCAATACCGATGTATTCGACGTTGTATTTTTCGGTGAGTTTGCGGATGGATTCCGCCTGGGTGGCAAAGTCCATGCCTTTCCACTGGTGACGCTCAAGTATTCTGAATTTGCCACCGGCCACCACCGGCGGTGCCAGTACCACGCATCCGGCGCTGTCGCCACGGTGTGACGGGTCGTAACCAATCCAGACCGGGCGGGAGCCGAACGGATTGGCGGCAAACGGCGCATAGTCTTCCCATTCTTCCAGCGTGTCGACCATGCAGCGTTGCAGCTCCTCGAACGGGAACACCGACGCCTTGTCGTCAACAAATTCACACATGAACAGGTTTTTAAAATCGTCGGCGCTGTTTTCGCGTTTGAGCTGTTCAATGTCGAACAGCGTGCAGCCACCTTTCAGGGCGTCCTCAATGGTGACAATCTGCCGCCACTGGCCGTCCGCACAGAGAAGCCCACCGGCAAGGGCGTTATGACTGACGTCGATTTCCACGCGTTCGGCGGCGCTGGCGCGTCCCCGGTTGAACAGTTCACCTGACCAGAACGGGTAGGCGTCGTGCGCCAGCGTGGACGGGGTGGAGAAATAGGTCGAGCGCAGGTGACTCTGTGAGGCCATACCTGATGCCACCTTACGCAGTACCTGAAAATTCGGGATCCAGAAAATCTCGTCGACGTACAGGTCGCCGTTATGGCTCTGTGCGGTGTTGGAGTTGGTGCCGAGAAAAATCAGTTTTGCGCCGTTATTGCCCAGGACAATCGGGTCACCGGTCAGGTCAACGTCAACCAGCCGGGCAAAGGCGATGATGTATTCGCGGAACACATACGCCTGCGTTTTACTGGCCGACAGAAAAATCTGGTTATGGCCGGTTTTCAGGGCGCGCAGCAGCGCCTCGCGGGAAAAATAAAACGTCGCACCAATCTGGCGGGATTTCAGGATATCGCGGATGCGGTGCTCAAGCCCGGCGCGATACCAGTGCAACTGATAGTCGAAAGACTGCTCAAAGAAAATCTGCTCCAGCTTTTCGATGGCCTCGTCACTGAAAAAATTTTTTTTCGGTTTGCGCCGCCCGCCTTTGTTGCGGTTAGCGACGTTCGGATTAAGGTCTGCCTCGTTGCCGGTCTGGCTGTAACGATTTACCCGTGCCAGTCGTTCAATCTGGCGTCCCAGCAGGTCAATTTCCTTGAAGTCACCGCCGGTTTTCTGCGGTTTGATAATGAGCTGGGTCAGCCGCGCTTCCAGGCTCATTTCGACACGGCTGATGGGGGCAACGTTGTCCCAGCCGTCGCGCTGTTTCCAGCTCTGCACTGTCGGGCGTTTCATCTGCAACATGGCGGCAATCTGCGGCACGGAAAATCCCTGCCAGTACAGCAGCGCCGCCTGACGACGCGGGTCGTGTAAAAGAGTGGTGTCTGTGGTGATGGTCATGAATACCTCGCCGTGATGAATACACGGCAAGGCTACTGAGTCGCGCCCTGCGATTCGCTAAGGTGCTGTTGTGTCAGTGATAAGCCATCCGGGACTGATGGCGTAGGATGCGCATCGTCGGGAAACTGATGCCGACATGTGACTCCTCTAATCACTATTCAGGACTCCTGACAATGGCAAAAAAAGTCTCAAAATTCTTTCGTATCGGCGTTGAGGGTGACACCTGTGACGGGCGTGTCATCAGTGCGCAGGATATTCAGGAAATGGCTGAAACCTTTGACCCGCGTGTCTACGGTTGCCGCATTAACCTGGAACATCTGCGCGGCATCCTGCCTGACGGTATTTTTAAACGTTATGGCGATGTGGCCGAACTTAAGGCCGAAAAGATTGACGATGATTCGGCGCTGAAAGGCAAATGGGCGCTGTTTGCGAAAATCACCCCGACCGATGACCTTATCGCGATGAACAAGGCCGCGCAGAAGGTCTACACCTCAATGGAAATTCAGCCGAACTTTGCCAACACCGGCAAATGTTATCTGGTGGGTCTGGCCGTCACCGATGACCCGGCAAGCCTCGGCACGGAATACCTGGAATTCTGCCGCACGGCAAAACACAACCCCCTGAACCGCTTCAAATTAAGCCCTGAAAACCTGATTTCAGTGGCAACGCCTGTTGAGCTGGAATTTGAAGACCTGCCTGAAACAGTGTTCACCGCCCTGACCGAAAAGGTGAAGTCCATTTTTGGCCGCAAACAGGCCAGCGATGATGCCCGTCTGAATGACGTGCATGAAGCGGTGACCGCTGTTGCTGAACATGTGCAGGAAAAACTGAGCGCCACTGAGCAGCGCCTCGCTGAGATGGAAACCGCCTTTTCCGCACTTAAGCAGGAGGTGACTGACAGGGCGGATGAAACCAGCCAGGCATTCACCCGCCTGAAAAACAGTCTCGACCACACCGAAAGTCTGACCCAGCAGCGCCGCAGCAAGGCCACTGGTGGTGGCGGTGACGCCCTGATGACGAACTGCTGACCGGCGTCAGTCAGTCCGGGAAAACCTTCACGATTAACCCTTAATTTCAGGAAAAACTATGCGCCAGGAAACCCGCTTTAAATTTAATGCTTACCTGTCCCGTGTTGCCGAACTGAACGGCATCGACGCCGGTGATGTGTCGAAAAAATTCACCGTTGAACCGTCGGTCACCCAGACCCTGATGAACACCATGCAGGAGTCCTCTGACTTTCTGACCCGCATCAATATTGTGCCGGTCAGCGAAATGAAAGGGGAAAAAATTGGCATCGGTGTCACCGGCTCCATCGCCAGCACCACCGACACCGCCGGTGGCACCGAGCGTCAGCCGAAGGACTTCTCGAAGCTGGCGTCAAACAAGTACGAATGCGACCAGATTAACTTCGATTTTTATATCCGCTACAAAACGCTGGACCTGTGGGCGCGTTATCAGGATTTCCAGCTCCGTATCCGTAACGCCATTATCAAGCGTCAGTCCCTTGATTTCATCATGGCCGGTTTTAACGGCGTGAAGCGTGCCGAAAACTCTGACCGCAGCAGTAATCCGATGCTGCAGGATGTGGCGGTCGGCTGGCTGCAGAAATACCGCAATGAAGCCCCGGCGCGCGTGATGAGCAAGGTCACTGACGAGGAAGGTCACACGACCTCTGAGGTCATCCGCGTGGGTAAGGGCGGTGATTATGCCAGCCTTGATGCACTGGTGATGGATGCGACCAACAACCTGATTGAACCGTGGTATCAGGAAGACCCTGACCTTGTGGTGATTGTGGGTCGTCAGCTACTGGCGGACAAGTATTTCCCCATCGTTAACAAGGAGCAGGACAACAGCGAAATGCTGGCCGCTGACGTCATCATCAGCCAGAAACGCATCGGTAACCTGCCGGCGGTACGCGTCCCGTACTTCCCGGCGGATGCGATGCTCATCACGAAGCTGGAAAACCTGTCCATCTACTACATGGATGACAGCCATCGCCGCGTGATTGTGGAAAACCCGAAACTCGACCGCGTGGAGAACTACGAGTCAATGAACATTGATTACGTGGTGGAAGACTACGCCGCCGGTTGTCTGGTGGAAAAAATTAAGGTCGGTGATTTCTCCACACCGGCTAAGGCGACCGCAGAGCCGGGAGCGTAACCGATGACGAGTCCCGCACAGCGCCACATGATGCGGGTCTCGGCAGCGATGACCACGCAGCGGGAAGCCGCCCCGCTGCGACATGCAACTGTCTATGAGCAGATGCTGGTCAAGCTGGCCGCAGACCAGCGCACACTGAAAGCGATTTATTCAAAAGAGCTGAAGGCCGCGAAAAAGCGCGAACTGCTGCCGTTCTGGTTGCCGTGGGTGAACGGCGTGCTGGAGCAGGGCAAAGGCGCACAGGATGACATTCTGATGACGGTCATGCTGTGGCGTCTGGATACCGGCGATATTGCCGGTGCGCTGGAGATTGCCCGTTATGCCCTGAAATACGGTCTGACCATGCCGGGTAAACACCGCCGCACCCCGCCGTATATGTTCACCGAGGAGGTCGCGCTCGCGGCCATGCGCGCCCACGCGGCCGGTGAGTCTGTGGATACCCGCCTGCTGACGGAGACCCTTGAACTGACTGCCGCTGCTGACATGCCTGATGAAGTGCGCGCAAAGCTGCACAAAATCACCGGTCTGTTTCTGCGTGACGGTGGTGATGCCGCCGGTGCGCTGGCTCACCTGCAACGTGCGACACAGCTCGACTGTCAGGCAGGCGTCAAAAAAGAGATTGAGCGACTGGAGCGGGAGCTGAAACCTAAGCCGGAGCCGCAACCCAAAGCGGCCACCCGTGCCACGCGTAAGACCCGGAGCGTGACACCGGCAAAACGTGGACGCCCGAAAAAGAAAGCCAGTTAACAACCGAATGCGCCCCGCGCCAGGGCGGCACGCCGGTCAGTGAGGGTGAATCACCTGACACTGCACCGGCGTCCACCGCCCGACTTTTCAGAGGTAGTCATGATGACGCTGATTATTCCGCGAAAGGAGGCTCCCGTGTCCGGTGAGGGTACGGTGGTCATCCCGCAACCGGCAGGCGACGAGCCGGTGATTAAAAACACGTTCTTTTTTCCCGATATCGACCCGAAGCGCGTCCGGGAACGTATGCGCCTTGAGCAGACCGTCGCCCCCGCCCGTCTGCGTGAGGCCATCAAGTCAGGCATGGCGGAAACAAATGCGGAGCTGTACGAGTACCGCGAACAGAAAATTGCCGCCGGTTTTACGCGTCTGGCGGACGTTCCGGCGGACGACATCGACGGTGAAAGTATCAAAGTTTTTTACTACGAGCGCGCCGTGTGTGCGATGGCGACCGCGTCGCTTTATGAGCGTTATCGCGGTGTGGATGCCAGTGCGAAAGGCGACAAGAAGGTCGACAGCATTGACAGCACCATTGATGAGCTGTGGCGGGATATGCGCTGGGCAGTGGCGCGCATCCAGGACAAGCCGCGCTGCATCGTGAGTCAAATCTGATGAAGACCTTTGCGCTACAGGGCGACACGCTCGATGCCATCTGTGTCCGGTATTACGGGCGCACTGAGGGCGTGGTTGAGACCGTGCTCGCCGCAAATCCGGGACTGGCTGAACTGGGGGCGGTGCTGCCACATGGCACCGCCGTCGAACTGCCCGACGTTCAGACCGCGCCCGTGGCTGAAACTGTCAATCTGTGGGAGTAACGCATGACAGCAGAAGAAAAAAGCGTCCTGTCGCTTTTCATGATTGGGGTGCTGATTGTTGTCGGCAAGGTGCTTGCCGGTGGTGAACCCATCACCCCGCGTCTGTTTATCGGGCGCATGTTGCTCGGTGGTTTTGTCTCGATGGTTGCCGGTGTTGTTCTGGTGCAGTTTCCTGACCTGTCACTGCCTGCGGTGTGCGGTATCGGCTCCATGCTGGGTATCGCCGGTTATCAGGTGATTGAGATTGCCATTCAGCGCCGCTTTAAGGGCAGGGGGAAACCGTAATGCCGGTAATTAACACGCATCAGAATATCGCCGCCTTTCTCGACATGCTGGCCGTGTCCGAAGGGACGGCGAACCATCCGCTGACGAAAAACCGGGGCTATGACGTGATAGTCACCGGACTGGACGGGAAGCCGGAAATCTTCACTGACTACAGTGACCACCCGTTCGCACATGACCGACCGGCGAAGGTGTTTAACCATCGCGGTGAAAAATCCACGGCCTCCGGTCGCTATCAGCAGCTTTACCTGTTCTGGCCGCATTACCGCAAACAGCTTGCCCTGCCTGATTTCAGTCCGTTGTCACAGGACAGACTCGCCATTCAGTTGATCCGCGAACGCGGTGCACTGGATGACATCCGGGCGGGACGCATTGAGCGCGCCATTTCACGCTGTCGCAATATCTGGGCGTCCCTGCCGGGTGCCGGTTACGGTCAGCGTGAGCATTCACTGGAAAAACTGGTCACCGTCTGGCGTACCGCTGGCGGCGTACCGGCTTAAACGGAGTAAACACCATGAAGAAATTATCCCTTTCACTGATGCTGAACGTGTCGCTGGCGCTGATGCTGGCACTGTCCCTGATTTATCCGCAGAGCGTGGCCGTCAGTTTTGTCGCCGCCCGGGCGATTCTGGCGACGGTTATCTGTGTGGTTGCCGGTGGTGTCGGCGTGTATGCCACAGAGTATGTACTGGAACGCTACGGGCGGGAGCTGCCGCCGGAATCGCTGGCCGTGAAGATTGTCACGTCGCTGTTTTTGCAGCCGGTGCCGTGGCGCAGACGGTCGGCGGCTCTGGTAGTGATGGTGGCGACGTTTATCTCGCTGGTTGCCGCCGGGTGGATTTTTACCGCGCTGATTTACCTCGTGGTGTCGGTGTTCTTCCGGCTGATACGTACGGCCTGCCGTCAGCGTTTTGAGGGGCGGGAACCATGTCAAGGCTGATGATTGTGCTGGTTGTGTTGTTATCACTGGCGGTGGCTGGTCTGTTTATGGTGAAACACAAAAATGCCAGCCTGCGCGCCTCGCTGGACAGGGCGAACAACGTCGCCAGCGGGCAGCAGACGACCATCACCATGCTGAAAAATCAGCTTCATGTTGCCCTCACCAGAGCAGACAAAAACGAGCTGGCGCAGGTGGTACTGCGTCAGGAACTGGAGAACGCCGCGAAGCGTGAAGCACAGCGCGAGAAAACCATCACGAGGTTACTTAATGAAAACGAAGATTTTCGCCGCTGGTACGGCGCTGACCTGCCTGATGCTGTGCGCCGGTTGCACCAGCGCCCCGCCTGCACTGACGCCAGTGATTGTCCACAACGCCTGCCCGAAAGTGAGTCTTTGCCCGATGCCGGGCAGTGACCCGGAGACGAACGGCGATTTAAGTGCTGATATCCGGCAGCTTGAGAACGCGCTGGCACGCTGTGCCAGCCAGGTAAAAATGATTAAACACTGTCAGGACGAAAACGATGCTCAAACCCGACAGCCTGCGCAGGGCGCTGACTGATACCGTCACGGTGCTGAAAACTAACCCCGATATGCTGCGGATATTCGTGGATAACGGGAGTATTGCCTCCACACTGGCGGCGTCGCTGTCATTCGAAAAGCGTTACACGCTCAATGTGATTGTGACCGACTTTACCGGTGATTTTGACCTGCTCATCGTGCCGGTGCTGGCGTGGCTGCGGGAAAATCAGCCCGACATCATGACCACCGACGAAGGCCAGAAAAAGGGCTTCACGTTTTATGCGGACATCAACAATGACAGCAGCTTTGATATCAGTATCAGCCTGATGCTGACCGAGCGCACGCTGGTCAGTGAGGTGGACGGCGCGCTGCATGTGAAGAATATCCCGGAACCCACGCCGCCGGAGCCGGTCACCCGCCCGATGGAGCTTTATATCAATGGCGAACTGGTGAGCAAGTGGGATGAATGAGTTTAAGCGTTTTGAAGACCGGCTGACCGGACTGACTGAATCGCTGTCACCGTCAGGGCGTCGGCGACTGAGTGCCGAACTGGCGAAACGTCTGCGGCAGAGTCAGCAGCGTCGGGTGATGGCACAGAAAGCCCCGGACGGCACACCCTACGCACCACGCCAGCAGCAGAGCGCCAGAAAAAAGACCGGTCGTGTTAAGCGAAAAATGTTTGCGAAACTTATCACCAGTCGTTTTTTGCATATCCGCGCCAGCCCGGAACAGGCATCAATGGAATTTTACGGCGGGAAGTCGCCGAAAATCGCCAGTGTGCATCAGTTCGGTCTGTCGGAAGAAACCCGGAAAGACGGTAAGAAAATTGATTATCCGGCGCGTCCTCTGCTCGGCTTTACCGGTGAGGATGTGCAGATGATTGAAGAGATTATCCTGGCTCACCTCGACCGTTAGTTGTGCCATTCCCGACACCTCATCGTCACATTGCCGCCGGTATGACCCGGCGGCATCCTTCCCGTTATGAACACTCTCGCAAATATCCAGGAACTCGCGCGCGCACTGCGCAACATGATTCGCACCGGCCTTGTCGTCGAAACCAACCTTAAAGCCGGTCGCTGCCGTGTGCAGACCGGCGGCATGTGCACCGACTGGCTTCAGTGGCTGACCTGTCGTGCCGGGCGTTCGCGCACATGGTGGGCACCTTCCGTGGGGGAACAGGTGCTGATTCTGGCCGTGGGCGGTGAACTCGACACGGCGTTCGTTCTGCCGGGGATTTATTCCGGCGATAACCCTGCACCGTCTGCGTCGGCGGATGCCCTGCATATCCGTTTCCCTGACGGGGCGGTGATTGAGTATGAACCTGAAACCAGTGCGCTCACGGTAAGCGGAATTAAAACGGCCAGCGTGACGGCTTCTGATTCTGTTACTGCCACGGTGCCGGTGGTCATGGTGAAAGCGTCAACCCGCATCACCCTGGACACACCGGAGGTGGTCTGCACCAACAGGCTGATTACCGGCACGCTGGAAGTACAGAAGGGCGGGACGATGCGCGGCAACATTGAACACACCGGCGGTGAACTCTCATCAAACGGTAAGGTACTGCATACCCATAAACACCCCGGCGACAGCGGCGGCACAACCGGGGGACCTCTATGACTGCGCGTTATCTCGGAATGAATCGCAGTGATGGCCTGACTGTCACTGACCTTGAGCATATCAGCCAGAGTATCGGCGATATCCTGCGCACACCGGTCGGCTCGCGGGTGATGCGTCGTGATTACGGCTCGTTGCTGGCGTCAATGATTGACCAGCCGCAGACCCCGGCGCTTGAGTTGCAGATTAAGGTCGCCTGTTACATGGCGGTGCTGAAATGGGAACCCCGCGTCACCCTGTCATCCGTCACCACTGAGCGCAGTTTTGACGGGCGAATGACAGTTACGTTAACCGGCCAGCACAACGACACCGGCCAGCCACTTTCGTTAACCATCCCTGTGAGTTGAAACCATGCCGATTATCGACCTGAACCAGCTACCCGCACCGGATGTGGTCGAGGAGCTGGACTTTGAAACCATTCTTGCTGAACGCAAGGCGACACTGATTTCCCTTTACCCGGAAGACCAGCAGGAGGCGGTCGCCCGTACCCTGACGCTGGAATCCGAACCTCTCGTCAAACTGCTGGAGGAAAATGCTTATCGTGAGCTTATCTGGCGTCAGCGTGTGAATGAGGCCGCACGGGCGGTGATGCTGGCCTGTGCAGCCGGTAATGACCTTGATGTGATTGGTGCCAATTACAACACCACGCGCCTGACTATCACCCCGGCAGATGATTCGACCATTCCGCCGACACCGGCAGTGATGGAGTCTGACACCGATTATCGTCTGCGTATTCAGCAGGCGTTTGAGGGCTTAAGCGTCGCCGGGTCGGTGGGTGCCTATCAGTATCATGGTCGCAGTGCCGACGGGCGTGTCGCGGATATCTCTGTCACCAGTCCGTCTCCGGCCTGCGTCACCATCTCTGTGCTGTCACGTGAAAATAACGGTGTCGCATCCGAAGACCTGCTGGCCGTGGTGCGTAACGCCCTTAATGGTGAGGACGTCAGGCCGGTGGCTGACCGTGTGACCGTGCAGTCTGCCGCCATTGTTGAATACCAGATAAACGCCACGCTTTACCTTTACCCTGGTCCCGAAAGCGAACCCATCCGCGCGGCCGCCGTGAAAAAGCTGGAAGCGTACATCACGGCACAGCACCGGCTGGGGCGCGACATCCGTCTGTCTGCCATTTATGCCGCTTTGCATGTGGAAGGCGTGCAGCGTGTCGAGCTGGCGGCACCACTGGCCGACATCGTGCTCAACAGTACGCAGGCGTCTTTCTGTACCGAATACCGCGTCGTGACCGGAGGCTCGGATGAGTGATTCGCGACTGCTGCCGACCGGCTCATCACCGCTTGAAGTCGCCGCTGCAAAAGCCTGTGCGGAAATTGAAAAAACGCCGGTCAGTATTCGTGAGCTGTGGAACCCGGACACCTGCCCGGCAAATCTGCTGCCGTGGCTGGCGTGGGCGTTTTCGGTCGACAGATGGGATGAAAAGTGGCCGGAAGCGACCAAACGCGCCGTTATACGCGATGCCTATTTCATCCACTGTCATAAAGGCACTATAGGTGCAATCCGGCGTGTGGTGGAGCCGCTGGGCTATCTCATCAACGTGACGGAGTGGTGGGAAACCAGTGACCCGCCCGGCACCTTCCGGCTTGATATTGGTGTACTGGAAAGCGGTATCACAGAGGCAATGTATCAGGAAATGGAACGGCTGATTGCTGATGCCAAACCTGCAAGCCGTCACCTTATTGGCCTGAACATTATCCAGGACATTCCCGGCTGTCTGTATACAGGCGGTGTGGTCTGTGATGGTGATGTTATTACTGTTTATCCCGGATAAGTGAGAAACAATGAGCACGAAATTTAAAACCGTTATCACTACTGCCGGAGCCGCAAAGCTGGCAGCCGCCACTGTCCCCGGCGGGAAAAAAGTAAACCTGTCTGCAATGGCCGTGGGTGACGGTAATGGCAAATTGCCGGTGCCGGATGCCGGTCAGACGAAACTGGTGCATGAGGTCTGGCGTCACGCTCTGAATAAAGTCAGCGTGGATAACAAGAATAAAAACTATATCGTGGCTGAACTGGTTGTACCGCCAGAAGTGGGCGGCTTCTGGATGCGTGAACTTGGTCTGTATGACGATGCCGGAACACTGATTGCGGTATCCAACATGGCAGAAAGCTATAAGCCAGAACTGGCTGAAGGCTCCGGACGTGCGCAGACCTGCCGCATGGTTATTATTCTCAGCAACGTGGCGTCCGTTGAGCTGAGTATTGATGCCAGCACGGTGATGGCGACGCAGGATTACGTCGATGACAAAATCGCAGAGCATGAGCAGTCCCGCCGCCATCCTGACGCCACGCTGACAGAAAAAGGTTTTACTCAGTTAAGCAGTGCAACAAACAGCACCAGTGAAAAGCTGGCGGCAACGCCAAAAGCGGTCAAGGCAGCAAATGACAACGCAAATTCACGTCTGGCGAAAAATCAGAACGGTGCAGATATCCAGGATAAATCAGCTTTTCTGGACAATATTGGCGTTACCAGCCTGACGTTTATGAAACACAATGGAATGATTCCAACCACTGACAATCTTGACTCCTATGGCCCAGAAGAAAAATATCTTGGAACGTGGTCATGTCCGTCACAATCCACTGCAAAACCAGAGTCTGGTTACCCTGAAGATAAAGGCAATGGGGTTCTGGAAGTATTCAATGCTGGTCGCTTTCACTGCACACAACGCTACACCACCCGAACCGGTAATATTTACATTCGGATGCTTGATGCAGAATGGAACCCAGCCAGTCCAACATGGAGTGCATGGAGAGTTATTACAAGCGGGACTCGACCATTAAGCACGTCAATTGACCTGAATTCTTTAGGTGGCGCGGAACACCTGGGAATATGGCGCAATAGCAGTACATCAATAGCCTCATTTGAACGTCATTTCCCGGAGGACGGGAGCTTTGGTCAGGGTATTCTGGAAGTCTTTGAAGGCGGTCTGTATGGGAGAATGCAACGTTACACCACCCGTAGTGGGACTATGTACATTCGCGGACTGACTGCCTCATGGGATGCAGAGAATCCACAATGGGAGGACTGGATTGCTGTTGGGTATCAGTCCACGGGATGGACTTATTCAGGGGATCTTGATGACCTTTTAAAGCCTGGTATTTATAGCGTCACGAAACAGGCCACAAACGCACCAGTCACCGACTCTAAAGATCTTGCTGTTGGCTCAATAGTTGAAGTGAAAAAACGTTGTGATATTGAATCGTATATCCAGACATATACGACAGTTTCTGCAACGGATGCCTATAAAAACCGGACATTTCAACGAACTCGTGCCAGCGGTGAAGCTGACTGGGGGGAATGGGCGGAAGTTTACAACTCAAAATCATTACTCACTAAATTAGGTGTCGGCGGTGTTACCGACAGGTTATCCAGTCTGGACTGGCAGACCTACGACTTTGTGCCGGGCAGCATGATAACTGTCAGACTCTCCGATATGACCAATATCCCCGATGGGATGGAATGGGGCGTCATTGATACTAACCTGATAAATATCACTGTTGGCCCCAGTGAAGGTGGAGGTGTCGCCCGTTCAATGCAGGTATGGCGCAGCACCTCAAACAAAACCAACTATCGTTTTTTTACAGTCCGCTTATATGGCAATCCTGGGGAGCGTAGCTTCAATATTCGTCGGCTACCAATTATCGACGAAGCCCAGACATGGGAGGCAAAACAGACATTCAGTGCAGGCCTCTCTGGTGAACTGTCCGGCAATGCGGCGACAGCAACAAAGCTGAAAACAGCCCGTAAAATTAATAACGTTTCGTTTGATGGAACATCAGATATTAACCTGACGCCGAAAAATATTGGTGCATTTGCTTCAGGAAAAACAGGAGACACCGTTGCGAATGATAAAGCCGTTGGATGGAACTGGAGTAGCGGAGCCTATAACGCAACTACTGGTGGGGCATCAACGTTAATTCTTCATTTTAATATCGGTGAAGGAAGTTGTCCCGCAGCCCAGTTCCGCGTTAATTATAAGAACGGCGGTATTTTTTATCGTTCTGCTCGTGATGGTTACGGATTCGAGGCTGACTGGTCTGAGTTTTATACCACAACGCGAAAACCTACAGCGGGAGATGTCGGTGCACTGTCGTTATCTGGTGGTCAATTGAATGGTGCACTGGGCATCGGAACATCCAGTGCTCTTGGCGGTAATTCGATTGTTTTGGGTGATAATGACACGGGCTTTAAACAAAATGGTGATGGTAATCTGGATGTTTATGCTAATAGCGTCCATGTTATGCGCTTTGTCTCCGGAAGCATTCAAAGTAATAAAACCATAAATATTACGGGGCGTGTTAATCCTTCGGATTACGGTAACTTTGATTCCCGCTATGTGAGAGATGTCAGACTTGGCACTCGTGTTGTTCAGACCATGCAGAAAGGGGTGATGTATGAGAAAGCAGGGCACGTAATTACAGGGCTTGGTATTGTCGGTGAAGTCGATGGTGATGACCCCGCAGTATTCAGACCAATACAAAAATACATCAATGGCACATGGTATAACGTTGCACAGGTGTAATTTATGCAGCATTTAAAAAATATTACTGCGGGTAATCCAAAAACTGTTGCCCAATATCAACTGACAAAAAATTTTGATGTTATCTGGTTATGGTCCGAAGAGGGAAAAAACTGGTATGAGGAAGTAAGTAATTTTCAGGAAGACACGATAAAGATTGTTTACGACGAGAATAATATAATTGTCGGCATCACCAGAGATGCTTCAACGCTTAACCCTGAAGGTTTTAGCGTTGTCGAGGTTCCTGATATTACCGCCAACCGACGTGCTGATGACTCAGGTAAATGGATGTTTAAGGATGGTGCTGTGATTAAGCGGATTTATACGGCAGACGAACAGCTGCAACTGGCGGAATTACAGAAGTCAGCTTTGCTTTCCGAAGCTGAAACTATCATTCAGCCACTGGAACGCTCTGTCAGACTGAATATGGCAACAGATGAGGAGCGTAGCCGACTGGAAGCATGGGAACGCTACAGTGTTCTGGTCAGCCGTGTGGATCCTGCAAATCCTGAATGGCCGGAAATGCCGCAATAAGTTGTATGATCTCTGGAGTGAGCTAACGTATCTATAGCACAGAGTAAAGCCTAATCTGACAGTCTGCTCTGTGCTAGGAGCGGACTGACCTGCTCCCCGATGATTAATACACAGCTATGCTAGTAATGTCCGTAGATCGCTGTGTGTTGCATCCATCGGTTGAACTCACAGTCCAAACCAGACTGTCAGCTTTGATTAGATTCTACCTACTCAACCTGTCAGATAAGGTCTGAGCTAATACATCTAATATATGGCTTTGTGCAGGGGACGGCTATCGCGAACGTTAGGCCAGGTATCTGAATACGCACAGTTCACTTGGTTGTACTTCTTGCACTGATCTGCTATCCCGCACAGCTATTTATAGGTAATCTTCAGTGTATAATCTGCCAACTTATGGAAGCTTGTACAACAGGAGAAATATATGAAAAAAGAATTGTTTGGACGTTGCCCGTTTGATCTTGACGAAGATGTAAAAAAAATAGCCGCGATAAATAAATATATCCATGCAAAATTTGAGGAGCATAAAAATAAAATAGACAACCTAAAGGGTGTGGAACAAAAATTGATGGTCTTACAGTACTTTAATGTACTGAATGAACTTAGTAATCAGGCTATCTCTTCTTTGAATATAGGAGCCTTTTCAGCATCGGAAGTATTAGCTAGGGTTATAATAGAACAGGCTGCCAATCAATTTTATATAGCAATAGATGATGGCGAAAATGCACAAGCATTACTCAAGGCTAGTAAGAAATTAGTTCATAGTAATGGAAAACGGTGGCTGGAGTGTTTAAAATCCAAAGGAATGACTAATCCAGCAGCAAATGAAAGGATTCGCATGGGAAAAGAACTAACTGATCTATTTAATAGATTGTGGCCAAATACACCTGAATATCCAGGAACCAGAAAACTTTTTGAATTAATTGGCTGGGAAACACACTATCATGCCCATTACGTTCCCCTTTGTGATTCAATACATACATTCTCTGATGATATGGTAAATATAGTATCTCTATATAATGCAATCCAAAGTGATGAAACTACTGCTATCGAATTCATTCTTGCAGTTAAACAAGAAAATAAACGGCTGGCAATTTATAATTTTGTAATTGCTACGGCCCTTCGGTGTGAGGCCTTAGTAAATGTATTTAACTCTTTAGGTTATCAGGATATTATAACAGAAATGACACCAACAATAGATACAGTCAACCAGACTATAATTCGATATGATGATTTTGATCATTCCAGAATTGATGATTGTCAATAATTAATTGACAGAATACGTACATGCGCAACAACTAGTGATAGTTGACTTATTTTCGCTCTTGAGAGACAACCATACTCAAATCTCCCACATTGCAGGAGATTTGAATATGAAAACATCACCGTGGAATAAAGACCGTACCATCGGTCAAAAAAGGCCACTTCAGATATCTCATATCTGGGGGATCCGGATTAGACTTGAGTTGGAAGGTAAATAAATTGTCAGTCGGAAAATAAGTGAGTACAAATCAGGGCAGGTGAGCGAATTGCCCGCCTTTTCTTTACCGGTGGTTGTGCTGTCGATTAGCCAACCGGGACAAATAGCCTGACATCTCCGGCACAACTGAAAATACCACTCACCCATTAACCACGGAGTTAAACGGATGAGCGACTATCATCATGGCGTGCAGGTGCTGGAGATTAACGACGGCACCCGCGTCATTTCCACCGTATCCACCGCCATTGTCGGCATGGTCTGCACGGCCAGCGATGCGGATGCGGAAATCTTCCCCCTCAATAAACCGGTGCTGATCACCAATGTGCAGAGCGCAATTGCAAAGGCCGGTAAAAAAGGCACGCTGGCGGCATCGTTGCAGGCCATCGCTGACCAGTCAAAACCGGTCACCGTTGTCGTGCGCGTGGAAGACGGAACCGGCGACGACGAAGAAACGAAACTCGCGCAGACCGTTTCCAATATTATCGGCACCACTGACGAAAACGGTCAGTACACCGGACTGAAAGCCCTGCTGGCGGCGGAGTCGGTAACCGGTGTTAAACCGCGCATTCTCGGTGTGCCGGGACTGGACACCAAAGAGGTGGCTGTTGCACTGGCATCAGTCTGTCAGAAGCTGCGCGCTTTCGGGTATATCAGCGCATGGGGCTGTAAAACCATTTCCGAGGTGAAAGCCTACCGTCAGAATTTCAGCCAGCGTGAGCTGATGGTCATCTGGCCGGATTTCCTCGCATGGGATACGGTCACCAGTACCACCGCCACCGCGTATGCTACCGCCCGTGCACTGGGCTTGCGCGCTAAAATCGACCAGGAGCAGGGCTGGCATAAAACACTGTCCAACGTCGGGGTGAACGGTGTTACCGGCATCAGCGCATCTGTATTCTGGGATTTGCAGGAGTCCGGCACTGATGCTGACCTGCTTAACGAGTCAGGCGTCACAACGCTGATTCGCCGTGATGGTTTCCGCTTCTGGGGTAACCGTACCTGCTCTGATGACCCGCTGTTCCTCTTTGAAAACTACACCCGCACCGCGCAGGTGCTGGCCGACACGATGGCTGAGGCGCACATGTGGGCGGTGGACAAGCCCATCACCGCAACGCTGATTCGCGACATCGTTGACGGCATCAATGCCAAATTCCGTGAGCTGAAAACAAACGGCTATATCGTGGATGCGACCTGCTGGTTCAGCGAAGAATCCAACGATGCGGAAACCCTCAAGGCCGGAAAACTGTATATCGACTACGACTATACACCGGTGCCTCCTCTCGAAAACCTGACCCTGCGCCAGCGTATTACCGATAAATACCTGGCAAATCTGGTCACCTCGGTTAACAGCAATTAAGGAGCCTGACCGATGGCAATGCCGCGCAAACTCAAGTTAATGAACGTCTTTCTGAACGGCTACAGCTATCAGGGCGTTGCAAAGTCCGTCACGCTGCCAAAACTGACCCGTAAGCTCGAAAACTATCGCGGTGCGGGGATGAACGGCAGCGCACCGGTAGACCTCGGCCTTGATGACGATGCGCTGTCAATGGAGTGGTCTCTCGGGGGCTTCCCGGATTCGGTTATCTGGGAGCTTTACGCCGCAACCGGTGTGGATGCCGTGCCGATTCGTTTTGCCGGTTCTTACCAGCGCGACGATACCGGCGAAACGGTGGCCGTCGAGGTGGTCATGCGTGGACGTCAGAAAGAAATCGACACCGGCGAGGGGAAACAGGGAGAAGACACCGAGTCGAAAATCTCCGTGGTCTGTACCTATTTCCGGCTGACGATGGACGGTAAGGAGTTGGTCGAAATTGACACCATCAACATGATTGAGAAGGTGAACGGCGTCGACCGGCTGGAGCAACACCGCCGCAATATCGGCCTGTGATTTTCATCCGGTCAGCCGGGCTGACCGGTTAACCCCGATTCATAAGTGAGAAAACCATGAACAAAGAAAATGTGATTACCCTGGACAATCCGGTCAAGCGTGGTGAGCAGGTTATCGAACAGGTCACGCTGATGAAACCCAATGCCGGGACGCTGCGCGGTGTCAGTCTGGCTGCGGTCGCAAATTCCGAAGTCGATGCACTGATTAAAGTGCTGCCGCGCATGACGGCACCGATGCTGACCGAGCAGGAGGTCGCCGCGCTGGAACTGCCTGACCTTGTGGCGCTGGCCGGTAAGGTGGTCGGTTTTTTGTCGCCGAACTCGGTGCAGTAACGTTTCCGAAAAATCTCTCGGTCGATGACCTGATGGCGGATGTGGCAGTGATATTTCACTGGCCGCCATCAGAACTGTATCCCATGAGCCTGACCGAACTCATCACATGGCGCGAAAAGGCGCTCCGGCGAAGCGGAAACACGAATGAGTAACAATGTAAAATTACAGGTATTGCTCAGGGCTGTTGACCAGGCATCCCGCCCGTTTAAATCCATCCGCACAGCGAGCAAATCGCTGTCGGGGGATATCCGGGACACACAAAAATCACTGCGCGAGCTGAACGGTCACGCATCCCGTATTGAGGGATTTCGCAAGACCAGTGCACAGCTCGCCGTGACTGGTCAGGAACTGAAAAAAGCCAGACAGGAAGCCGCAGCTCTGGCTGTCCAGTTTAAAAATACTGAACGACCGACAAATGCACAGGCAAAGGCAATGGAAGCCGCGCGTAAAAATGCGTCTGAGTTACAGGCGAAATATAACAGCCTGAGATTGTCGGTACAGCGCCAGCGTCAGGAATTGAGTCAGGCGGGTATTAATACCCGTAATCTGGCGCATGATGAACGAGGGCTGAAAAACCGTATCAGTGAAACCACCGCACAGCTTAACCGTCAGCGTGACGCGCTGGCACGTGTCAGTGCACAACAGGCAAAACTTAACGCAGTCAAACAGCGTTATCAGGCCGGAAAGGAACTGGCCGGAAATATGGCCTCGGTGGGCGCTGCCGGTGTGGGGATTGCGGCGGCGGGAACGATGGCCGGAGTTAAGTTGCTGATGCCCGGTTATGAGTTTGCGCAGAAAAACTCAGAATTGCAGGCCGTGCTCGGAGTGGCAAAAGACTCCGCCGAAATGGCCGCGCTCCGCAAGCAGGCGCGCCAGCTCGGCGATAATACCGCCGCCTCGGCGGATGATGCGGCCGGTGCGCAGATTATCATTGCGAAAGCGGGTGGAGATGCTGCGGCTATTCAGGCGGCAACGCCGGTCACGCTGAATATGGCACTGGCGAATCAGCGGTCGATGGAAGAAAACGCGCAACTGTTACTGGGGACTAAGGCATCCTTTCAACTGTCAAATGATGATGTCAGCCATGTGGGCGACGTGTTGTCGGCAACGATGAATAAGTCGGCGGCTGATTTTCAGGGACTCAGTGATGCACTGACTTACCTCGGGCCGGTTGCGAGGACGGCAGGTGTAAGTCTTGAGCAGGCAGCGGCCATGACAGGTGTGCTGCATGACAATAACATCAGGGGGTCAATGGCGGGTACGGGTAGCAGTGCCGTTGTCACCCGATTACAGGCACCGACTGGAAAAGCATGGGATGCACTCAAAGAGCTTGGCGTTAAAACCTCGGACAAAAAGGGAAATATGCGTCCGTTGTTCACCATTCTGAAAGAGATTCAGGCCAGCTTTGATAAACACAAGCTGGGAACGTCTCAGAAGGGGGAATACCTTAAAACCATTTTTGGTGAGGAAGCCCTGAAATCAGCGAACGTTTTACTGGCAGCGGCAGCAAGCGGAAAACTGGATACGCTGACCGCCACGCTGAAAGCCTCGGACGGTAAAACGGAAGAGCTGGTTAAAATCATGCAGGATAACCTCGGCGGTGACTTTAAGGAGTTTCAGTCCGCTTATGAGGCGGTGGGGACTGACCTGTTTGACCAGCAAGAAGGCACACTGCGTAAGCTCACGCAGACGGCCACAAAGTATGTGTTAAAACTCGACGGCTGGATACAGAAAAACAAATCACTGGCGTCAACCATTGGCCTCATTGCCGGTGGCGCACTGGCGCTGACTGGTGTCATCGGTGCCATTGGCCTTGTAGCCTGGCCGGTTATCACCGGCATCAATGCCATTATCGCGGCAGCAGGCGCAATGGGGGCAATCTTCACGACGGTTGGTAGTGCCGTTATGACGGCCATCGGTGTGATTAGCTGGCCGGTTGTGGCCGTGGTGGCTGCCATTGTCGCCGGGGCGTTGCTTATCCGTAAATACTGGGAGCCTGTCAGCGCATTCTTTGGCGGTGTGGTTGAAGGGCTGAAAGCGGCATTTGCGCCGGTGGGGGAGCTGTTCACGCCACTTAAGCCGGTGTTTGACTGGCTGGGCGAAAAGTTACAGGCCGCGTGGCAGTGGTTTAAAAACCTGATTGCACCGGTCAAAGCCACCCAGGACACCCTGAACCGTTGCCGTGACACGGGCGTCATGTTCGGGCAGGCACTGGCTGACGCGCTGATGCTGCCGCTTAATGCGTTCAACAAATTACGCAGCGGCATTGACTGGGTACTGGAAAAGCTCGGGGTCATCAACAAAGAGTCAGACACACTTGACCAGACCGCCGCCAGAACTCATGCCGCCACGTATGGCACCGGTGGTTATATTCCGGCGACCAGCTCTTATGCAGGCTATCAGGCTTATCAGCCGGTCACGGCACCGGCTGGCCGCTCTTATGTGGACCAGAGTAAAAACGAATATCACATCAGCCTGACGGGTGGTACTGCACCGGGGACACAGCTTGACCGCCAGTTACAGGATGCGCTCGAAAAATACGAGCGGGATAAACGTGCGCGCGCCCGTGCCAGCATGATGCATGACGGTTAAGGAGGTGACGAAAAATGATGCTCGCGTTAGGTATGTTTGTTTTTATGCGCCAGACGCTGCCACACCAGACCATGCAGCGTGAATCAGATTATCGCTGGCCGTCAAATTCCCGTATCGGTAAACGGGATGCCTACCAGTTTCTCGGCGTTGGTGAGGAAAACATGACGCTTGCCGGTGTGCTTTATCCCGAACTGACCGGCGGCAAGCTGACGATGACCACGCTCAGACTGATGGCAGAGGAAGGCCGGGCGTGGCCGTTGCTGGATGGTACCGGCATGATTTACGGCATGTATGTCATCAGCAGGGTGAGTGAAACAGGGAGTATTTTCTTTGCAGACGGCACACCCCGGAAAATTGATTTTACGCTGTCGCTCACCCGCGTTGATGAATCACTGGCCGCGCTTTATGGCGATATCAGTAAACAGGCGGAGTCGCTCATCGGTAAGGCTGGCAGTATGGCGACCAGATTCACAGGTATGACGGGGGCGGGATAATGCTGGATACGCTGACATTTGATGCAGGCAGTACGCTGACGCCGGATTACATGCTGATGCTCGACAGCAGGGATATTACCGGCAATATCAGCGACCGTCTGATGAGTATGACCCTGACGGATAACCGGGGCTTTGAGGCTGACCAGCTTGATATTGAACTGAACGATGCCGACGGGCAGGTCGGGCTGCCGGTTCGTGGCGCTGTCCTGACGGTGTATATCGGCTGGAAAGGTTTTGCCCTGGTATGCAAAGGGAAATTTACCGTTGATGAGGTTGAACACCGGGGCGCACCGGATGTGGTCACCATCCGCGCACGGAGTGCAGATTTTCGCGGGACGCTCAATTCCCGCCGTGAAGGCTCCTGGCATGACACCACGCTCGGTGCAATTGTTGAGGCGATAGCCACCCGTAACAGGCTGGAAGCCAGTGTCGCTCCGTCACTGGCCGGAATTAAAATTCCGCACATCGACCAGTCGCAGGAGTCTGATGCGAAATTCCTGACCCGTCTTGCAGAACGCAACGGCGGTGAGGTCTCGGTAAAAATGGGAAAACTGTTGTTTCTCAAAGCGGGGCAGGGGGTGACGGCCAGCGGTAAAAAAATCCCGCAGGTCACCATAACCCGCAGCGACGGCGACCGCCACCATTTTGCGATTGCTGACCGTGGAGCCTATACCGGCGTAACGGCAAAGTGGCTTCACACCAAAGACCCGAAGCCGCAAAAGCAGAAGGTAAAACTGAAACGCAAAAAGAAAGAAAAACACCTGCGCGCACTGGAGCACCCGAAAGCGAAACCAGTCACGCAGAAGAAAGCGCCAAAAGCGCCGGAAGCGCGCGAAGGTGAATACATGGCCGGTGAGGCTGACAATGTTTTTGCCCTGACCACGGTATATGCCACGAAAGCGCAGGCCATGCGCGCCGCTCAGGCGAAGTGGGATAAACTGCAACGGGGCGTTGCGGAGTTCTCCATCAGCCTGGCTACCGGTCGGGCAGATATTTACACGGAAACACCGGTTAAGGTGTCAGGCTTTAAGCGCGTCATAGACGAGCAGGACTGGACAATCACTAAGGTGACACATTTTCTGAATAATAGCGGCTTCACGACGTCCTTAGAGCTTGAGGTCAGGCTTTCTGATGTGGAGTACGAAACAGAAGATGATGAGTGACGTTTTTATTTTATCTATTTGTTTTATAAGGATAAATTAACTAAAATGGCACCATCAACAAAACCGGAAGAGGTGCTCGCGATGTTTCATTGTCCTTTATGCCAGCATGCCGCACATGCGCGTACAAGCCGCTATATCACTGACACGACAAAAGAGCGTTATCACCAGTGTCAGAACGTGAATTGCAGCGCCACGTTCATCACTTATGAGTCGGTACAGCGATACATTGTGAAGCCGGGAGAAGTCCATGCCGTGAGGCCGCACCCGTTGCCGTCAGGGCAGCAAATTATGTGGATGTAA